TGCTGAAACTGAAGATAGTCGAATGATAACAATAGCTGATGGATATTCTTTTAATTATGAAGGATCACAACTTCAATCAGACTTTACAGAAGCAAAACAAAAAATATCTAATGGTGGTGTCAGATCTGTATTTGGTTACTTTGATTTTATGTCACAAAATAATATTAAGGCAGTAATGGAATCTATAGATTCTAATAGAGATTTTACAAAAGGCTTAACAGGTTTATTTGCTAGTTATAATAATATGGCAAATTCATTAGGTCTAAAATCTATTTCATTACCATCAGTAAGTAATTATCTTGCAAGTGATAAGGGTAAAAAAGAAGTACAAGACTTCTTTGATAGTTATAGACTAATAAGGTTTGATCTTAGATGATTGAAACACCACAATATACAGCAATCAAAAATAGTATATTATCTGATTTCGACAATATGGAAGCACCAGATATTGCTACGGCTAATGATGTATACAAAAGTCCATTAGTTGCTCCTGAAGAATATACTTTTGGAGAATCATTTGAAGCTGGGTTTCGTCAATATGCACCAGCCCAGGCTATAATGAGATTGTTTGAGAACTTAGATTTTCAAGATGATCCTAGTTATGATCCATTAAAAGATGAACAAATACCTGAAGGATATTCATATCGTTTTCTAAATAGTGCAAGTGAGCATGAAACAGCTGTACGTTTAGAAAGATTAGATGCTGACTTAGCCGATTTGGATATAATAGAAAATGGTAATCTTCTTGCAGTAGGTTTAGGTGGACTTGTTTCTCCACTTACTTTAGCCCCAGTAGGTACATTTAAAACTCTATCACAAACAAGTTTCCTCAAAAGGTTTGTTGGTAGTGCTGCCTTTACCTCTGCAATCTATGCACCTGAAGAATTATTGATAGCATCACAAAATGAAGGTAGAGGTGAAATAGGACAAACTCTTGTACCATTAGTAGGTGCAGCTTTAATTGGTGGTACAGTTGGTGGTATATTTGGCAGACGTATTACAGCTAACATGAATCCAGCAGAAGAGTTTGCACAAGATGGTGAGCAGACAGTATTTAGAAGTGTTGGAGCAGCTGGTAATAATCCTAATAACCTGAGAGCATCTTTAGAAGCTGAGGGTTTAGCAGAAACTGGAATCAATCTAGAAAAACTAAAATGGAATCCAGTTACAAGACTTACACAAAGTGCCGTACTTGGTTCAAGAAAGATTGCATCACAGTTAGTTGACATGGGTGGTGTTATCCAAAAGAAAGTACAGGGTGGTAAAGTAACTGGAGAAGCACAGGACCAATCAGTAGAAACACAATTTAGAACAAATTACCTCAGTTCATTGTTAGATGCCATTAGAGCAAGTGATACAGCATATCTTGCATTTAGAGGAATAGAGGCAAAGTCTGGGGATATTGGTAGATCATTGCAGATGTTATCTCAGAAAGGTAGAGATTTTATTAAAAGAAATTCTACATTATCTGAATTTGGTTTTCGTGAAAGAGTAACCAAAGCAATGAGAAATGGTGATGTAGATCTAATAACAGACTCAGCTACACAATTTGTTAATCAAGCAGCAACTGCTTATCGTAAACATTTAAACATGATTAAACAACAAGCCGAAGATGTAAAATTATTTGAGATTGATTTAGCTAAGAAAATCAAAGGGTTAGAACAAAAGGTTGCTGACGGATTAGCTGATGCTAGTGAATTAGTGAAAGCCAAAAATTTATTAAATAAAATTAGGTCTGAGGGTGTGTTACTTAATACAGCTAGAGGCTATGTTCCTAGAGTTCCAAGACTTGATAAAATAGAAAAGAATGCTGAACAATTTAAAATTATTGTAAGCAATTGGGCGATTGGTCATTTTGCAAATATGACACGTCAAGCAGCTGATGAGTATGCAGATAATATTATTCTGAATTATACAAAGAGCAGACCATTTTATAATCTAGACGAGGGTACAGAACAAATAGATTGGATAACAAATGCATCAGGAGCAAAAGCTAGATCATTTGAAATACCTGATAAACTTATAGAAGACTTCTTAGAAAACGATATTGAGGTTCTTATCAGGCATCATACTAAAACAATGGGTGTAGATATAGAGTTGACCAGAAAGTTTGGCGATGTATCTATGAGAAAAATCATAGAAGAAATCACACAAGAATATAATGCATTGATTAGACAAGCACCTACTATTGCAGAAAAACAAAAGCTAAAAGAAGGATTAGCCAATGATCTCAGAGATATAAGAGGTCTTAGAGATAGAGTCAGAGGTACTTATGGTGCATCAAAAGATCCTCATAACATGGCTAGTAGATTTGTTAGACAAATGAAATCCTTTAATGTTTTAGTTGGAATGGGTGGAGCAGCTGTTTCGTCTATACCTGATATAGCTAGACCAATAATGGTTGAAGGTTTTAAGAATGTATATGAGCATGGATTCAGACATATGTTCAAATCACATAGATCTACAATAAAACAAATGCTTGATAGAGAAGCTAAACAAGCTGGTATTGCAGTTGATGCTGCATTAGGTCTTAGAGCAAATGCATTTTCTGATGTAGGTGATTTATTTGGTAGTAGATATGCAATGGAAAGAGCATTGAACTCTTCTACTGGTGTATTCTTTTTGATTAACGGATTGAACTATTGGAATCAGGCACTCAAAGAGTTTTCTAGTAATATAATAACTTTGAGAATGACTAGTGCTATAATGAGAAATTATCAGACAATTAGTGCTGTAGATCGTAGAAAGTTATTAGCTAATGGTATAGATGGATCTGATGCATTTAGAATGCAACAACTTATACGTCAGCATGGTCAACGTGTTGATGGTGAGTGGTTACCTAATACTGCATTGTGGCAAGATCAGAAGATGGCACAAAAGTTTCGTAATGCATTGAATCAATCTGTTGAAAGAACAATTATAACCCCAGGGGCTGGTGATCGTGCATTATGGACATCTACTGAATTTGGATCTTTAATCACACAGTTCAAAGGTTATGGTCAGGGTGCAACTGTAAGGTTACTGACATCAGGACTACAAGAAAGAGATGCATCATTTTGGCAAGGTGCATTAGTTCTAGTAGGTCTAGCTTCTATGGTAAATGAATTAAAGAAAAAACAATATGGTATAGATAAAGAACAATCTTATTCAGAATTATTAGGAGATGCAATAGACCGAAGTGGTGTACTTGGTTGGTTTACTGATGTAAATAATTCTATAGAAAAACTATCAGATTATAAATTTGGATTAAGACCAATGATGGGTAGGAATGAATCATATCTACCATTTGGTGCTAAAATGGGAGCCTTGTTCGGTCCAGCAGCTTCTAACATAACAACAGCTGCAAGTGTCGGCTCTGATGTTTTATCAGGAGATTTTGATGACAGTTCTCTCAGGAGTCTAAGATTTATTACACCTACAGGAAACTTACCATACTTAGATCCTATATGGGATAATATCATGGCTGCTGATAGAAAGTAATGTGAATTGATAAATTATCTATAAAACGTAAAGGTATACAAATGGCAGAGCTGACTGAAAAACAAAAGAAAACAATGAAAAAGCATAGTGTACATCACACAAAAAAACATATGAAGTTTATGAATACTAAGATGAAACAAGGTATGTCTTTTACAAAAGCACATAAACTAGCAATGAAAAAGGTTGGTGAATAATGGCTACTATATCAATCGCAGATAATGATGCACGAGTACAACACAGTATAGGTGGTGGAGGTAATACTGCAAACTCTACACAGTTTACAATCGATTTTCCCTTCTTTGCTCTAGATGATATCAATGTAACAATAACAAATAGTTCAGGCGTTGATACAGTTCTTACAAGAGGTACTGGTAGTAATACCTTTGCTGTAACAGGTACAGCTGTAGATGATGGATTCTCTGGTGGTAACATTACATTAGGATCTGTTTATACAAGCAGTACTGTAACTATATCTAGAGATATACCTATAGTAAGAACAAGTGACTTTGCTACAAGTGGACCATTTAACATATCTAGTTTGAATACAGAGTTAGATAAAGTCTATGCAGTAATACAACAACTTGAAACAAAGAATGATCGTGCCTTAACAATGGCAGAATCAGACGATGCTAATGAAATTGCACTACCAAACAAGGCTACAAGAAAAGGTAATGTTCTTGCTTTTAATGCAACTACAGGAGCAGCAGAAGCTGGCCCATCTATTGGATCTGTAACAAATGTTTCAGCACAATCTACTAATATTAATACTGTTGCTGGGATATCATCAGACGTTACCACAGTAGCTGGAATAGCATCTAACGTAACTACAGTAGCTGGTATTTCAGGTAATGTTACAAGCGTTGCTGGGAATGCTTCTAATATAAATAGTGCAGTATCTAATGCATCGAATATAAACACAGTTGCTGGAGCAATATCGAATGTAAATACAGTTGGGGCAAATGTATCGAATGTTAATACTGTGGCTGGTATATCTTCTAATATCACTACTGTCGCTGGTAAAGCATCATTAATTACATCATCATTTGCATCGGATATGGCTTTAATAGATGCATCATTCGTTACAAAGATGGGATTAGTAACAAGTGATTTTGTAACGGATATGAATTTAGTAACTGCTGATTTTATTGTTGATCTGAATGCTCTTGCTACAACTCCAATTATTCAAGACTTAGATTTACTTGCGACAACAGACTTTATATCTGACTTAAATGAAGTTGAAGGCATCAAAGCCAATGTAACTACTGTGGCTGGAATAAGTAGTAATATAACTGCCGTAGCTGGTAACACTACAAATATCAATGCAGTCAATAGTAATGCAAGTAATATAAATGCCGTAGCCTCTAATCAAACCAACATTAATGCAGTAAATAGTAATTCTTCTAACATAAATACTGTAGCTGGTATTAGTTCTAACATAGCATCAGTTGTATCAGATGCTTCTGACATAGGAACAGTTGCAACGAATATATCTGATGTGTCTACAGTTGCAGGTATTTCCTCGAACATAACTACAGTTGCTGGTATAAGTTCAGCAGTTTCAGCAGTAAACAGTAATGCTACCAATATCAATGCTGTAAACTCTAATAGTTCTAATATAAATACAGTCGCTGGATTAGCTTCTGCCATTGGTACTGTTAATTCTAACTCTAGTAATATAAATACAGTTGCTTCAAACAATACGAATATAAATACGGTTGCATCTGCAAATTCAAATATTACAACAGTTGCTGGAATATCTTCAGATATAAGTACTGTGGCTGGGATTTCTGCTGATGTTGAAGCTGTAGAAAATATTGCTGCTAATGTTACAACAGTAGCTGGAATGTCTACTGCAATAAACACGGCAAATTCGAATGCATCAAATATTAATACAGTAGCTGGTGCTATAACAAATGTGAACAATGTTGGTGGATCAATAGCTAATGTAAACACAGTAGCCACAAATCTATCAGGTGTTAATAGTTTTGCAGAAAGATATAGAGTTGGTTCAAGTAACCCAGGCTCAGATAATGATGCTGGAGATTTATTCTTTAACACAACATCAAATGCTTTAAACTATTTTGATGGGTCAAGTTTTCAAGCTATTGTAGCTGGTGCCATGACATCACTTGCAGTAGATTCCACACCACAATTAGGTGGCGATCTTGACGTTGTTACACATGGCATTGTCAGTACATCAAATAGAAACATAGCAATAACACCTAATGGAAGTGGTAAGGTTGTCATTGACGGATTATCACACCCAACGGCAGATGGAACTAATGGTCAATTCCTCAAGACAGATGGTAGTGGGAACTTAGCTTTTGCTACAGTTACAACAGCTTTATCTGGTGACTCAACTCCACAATTGGGAGGTAATCTAGACGTTAATGGTAACTCTATTGTTTCTGCTTCCAATGGCGATATTGCAATAACTCCAAATGGTTCAGGTAAAGTTATATTAGATGGTCTATCTCACCCAACTGCTGATGGTACAGCTGGACAGTTTCTTAAAACAGACGGAAGTGGTAATCTAGCCTTCCAAACTGTAGCCACTAGCTTAAGTGGTGATTCTTCTCCACAACTTGGTGCAGATCTTGATGTAGTTACTCATAGTATTGTATCTACTTCTAATCGAAATATAGCTATTACACCAAATGGATCTGGAAAAGTTGTTCTTGATGGCATTTCTTATCCTACTGCTGATGGTTCAGCAAACCAAGTTTTACAAACTGATGGTAGTGGCACTCTAAGTTTTGGTACTGTTGACCTTTCTGTAAAAGCAAATATTGCTAGTCCTACATTTACTGGTACACCAGCAGTTCCAACAGCAGCTGCTAACACAAACACAACACAGATTGCCTCTACTGCTTTTGTTCAGCAAGAGATTTCACATATTTTAGTATTAGAGGCAGTTTCTAATCCTGATCCTGTTGCTGGTGACTTTACAAATGGTGCATTGTTTGTAGGACAATTTTAAATGACTAAGTTATTTGGTCTGGACGGCTCAACTGTAAGGCAGATACAGAAATTATTTGCCTTAGATGGCAGTACTCCAAGAAGAGTAAAAAAACTATTTGCCAATGATGGTGGTACAGTAAGATTAGTATATGAAGATGCCTCTACCTTTACTGTATCAGGTACAGCCAATCCAATAGTATCTCCAACAAATGAAGTTGTTGAGTTTGGATTAAGAGATGATTTTAGTGCTGGTGGAGCAGATGTAAGTGTTAATGCTAGTGGTTCAGGAGATACCAGTAATGTTGGTGGTATATCAGGATTATCTATAGATGTTGATAGTAACCATACATTTTCATCTACAAGTACTGTAAATGCTGATCCTTCAGATAGCAATGGCGCAAATTGTAACACAGTTAATGGTAGTGTAGTTGGTCTAAGTAATGGAGCCATGATCGTAAATGGTAGTGGCACAACTACTCAACAAATGGGTAGAGGTACAAGTATTCTTGATGGACGATACGAAAGTACTGCTAAATCATCACTAGGTTTTGGTCACCAAACAAGTGATCTTACAAGAATGCAAGGTACTTTTGCTATTGGTACATTTACTACTGGTACAGGCGTTGGACCAGTACCACTTGTTAAT